GAGCCTGCTAAAAAGATTACTAAAAATCAAAAGCATATAGAGAAGTCTGAGGCTTTAAACTCTACTATAGACTGGAGAAACACCGCAGACAACAGTTATGATGGTATGAAGCTTAAACTTCTAATCCATGATGAGGCTGGAAAGTGGACGGGTCAAAATTCTATTAAGAAGAACTGGGGGGTTACACAGACCTGTCTACTTTTAGGTCGCAAGGTTGTTGGTAAGTGCATGATGGGGTCTACTGCAAATAAGCAGCAAGATGGTGGTGCGGAGTTTAAGGATATATTCTACGACTCTTGCACAGACGACAAAGATCTTAACGGTAGGACTAAAAGTGGTTTGTATAAACTATTCATCCCCGCCTATGACAACTTAGAAGGCTTTATTGATGAGTACGGTCACTCCGTTATAGAAACCCCTAAGAAGCCTGTTATGGGTATTGACGAGATGCTTATAGATATTGGTGCGAAGGATTATATTCAAAACAGGAGGGAGGCTTTAAAGAACGACACTACCGCTTTATCGGAATTTAAACGTCAGTTTCCATTTACTATGGAAGAATCCTTTAGGAATGACACACAAAGTTGTATCTTTGACGTTGAAAGGATCTATCAGCAGATGGATTATAACGAGGTTAACAGTACAACAACAACTAGAGGGGAATTTGTTTGGAGAAATGGAAAGCAAGACGAAGAGGTTATTTGGATACCTCACAGAAAAGGCAAGTGGGAGATTAGCTGGGTTCCAGAAGCTCAAAATCAAAACGTCATCTCTAGTAGGTTTAGCAAGAAATTTCCTGGAAGGACAGATGTCTTGGTGGCAGGGTGTGACCCTTATGACCATGATACCACTACTGATGGCAGGAGATCTGATGCTTCTGCTCATGTTTTTCACAAGTTTAGCATGGCAAGCGATGCGTCTATGCAGTTTGTGTGTGAGTATATTAATAGACCGCCTAAAGCGGAAATATTTTACGAAGACATGATTAAGATGTGTGTCTTCTATGGGTGTCAGATATTAGTAGAGAACAATAAAGTAGGTATATTAAAATACTTTGAGAATAGAGGATATTACGAGTATCTTATGGACAGGCCAGATATGACGCATACAGACTGGAGTAGAGGCAAGCAAAAGACAAAGGGTATACCTGGATCTGGTGCTGCTGTAATTAACGCTCAAGCAGAGGCTATAGCTACGTATATATACGATCACGTTGGTCAGAATGAAGAGACTGGTGAGATGGGAAGATGTTATTTTAATGTCTTACTTGATGACTGGAGTAGATTTGAAATAGATAACAGAACAAAATACGATGCTAGTATATCGTCCTCGTTGGCTTTACTGGCTTCACAGAAGTATATAAAACCTAAAAAAGAATTAAAAATATCGTCTCCTTTAGTTAAAAGGTACAACAACAAGGGGATGGCTAGTAAAAAATTAAGGGCATGATTTACAATAACAGCAAGGAAGAGTTAAACGGCTATCCTTCTCCTCTATCTACTAACGAAGAAAAGGCTACTAATAGCTATGGTCTTAGTTACTTTAAGGCTATGTACTACGAGTGGAAGAATAATGGAGACGTATACTTCAGAGATATTAAAATGAGGTACGCTCGTAATAGAAGTTATGCTGAAGGTAACCAAGACGTTGGTAAGTATAAAGACTTGCTTGACGTTCAAGGAGACTCTTCTTACCTTAACATAGATTGGACACCTGTATCTATCATTCCTAAGTTTGTTGACGTTATTATCAACGGTATGGTAAATCAGGAATATGATGTTAAAGCTAAGTCTATAGACCCAATAGCTGCAGCAGAAAGACTTGACAAGAAAAAGAAGATGTTTGCTGATATGATCAACAAAGACTTCTTAGAGGATATGGAAGATCAGACTGGTGTACCTATGACGTCTAAAGGTTTTGTAGCCGAAACTCCTGAAGAGATCGAAATGTTTATGGCCCTTAACTATAAACAAAACGTGGAGATTGCTTTAGAGAAAGCTATTGAGTATACCCTTGATGTTAACGACTACGACGAGCTTAAGCGTTATATGATACGTGACCTTGTAGTTTTAGGTATATGTGCTGCTAAGACAGAGCTATCTAAAACAGAGGGCGTAAAGATTCGTCACGTAGATCCTGCTAACCTTATTACTTCTTTCTCTGCAAAGCCTGACTTTAAAAACATACGTCACGCTGGAGAGATTTACTCTATTACTATTGCTGATCTTAAACAACAAGCAGGAGACGAGTTTAGTGAGGAAGAGTACATATCTATAGCTAAACAGTACGCAGGGAAAAATAACAATCCTATTAACTACAGCACTACAGCGTTTTACGATAACGGTAGTGAGACTTACGACTACGACAAGTTTAGCATTAATATATTAGACGCTGAGTTTATCACCTCTCACTCTTTAAGTTACGAGAAAAAAGAAAACAAGCATGGAGGTTACTCTGTAAACAAAAAAGGACCTAAGTATAAAGCTCCTAAAAACTCCAAGACTAAAAGAGAAGATCTAGGATCTACTGTAAAGGTTATATATAAAGGTAAGTACATTGTAGATACAGACTACATCTTTAACTACGGGTTAATGAAAGATATGCCTAGACCTAAGTCTAACCTTTCGGAAACTAGACTTTCGTATATAGTTTACCAGCCAAACCTATACAAAATGAAGTCTAAGTCTTTGGTGGATCGTATGATTCCTTTTGCTGACCAGATACAGTTAGCTCACCTTAAGATTCAACAGGTACTTGCTAAGGCTAGACCAAAGGGTGCTGCGTTTGAGATTGGTTCTTTAGAGAACGTATCCAAAGGAGATGGTGGTACTTTTACCCCTATGGAGCTTCAAGAGATTTACGATCAAACTGGTAACATCTACTATCGAAGGATAGATGATGAAGGTCAGATGACTGGAGCTATGCCTATTCAGGAGTTAGAAAATGGTATTGGTAGAGACTTCGGTACTCTTATTAACGTGTACCAGCATAACTTACAAATGCTTCGTGACGTTACAGGTGTCAACGAGGCTAGAGACGCTTCACAGCCATCTAGCGAGGCTTTGGTGGGTGTACAGAAGTTAGCACTGCTAGCATCTAACAACGCTACTAGAGATATTAATGACGCTTACCTTAACGTAACAAAAAGAGTATCTCAAAGTATTACTGTTCGTATGCAGGACTTAGTAAACTTTAAAGGTCTTCATGGTATGTACACCAACGTTATTGGTGAGACTTCTATGCATAGTATAGACATGATGAAGAAGCTTTCTGTTCACGAGTTTGGTATTACTTTAGATGTAGCACCTAGCGAAGAGGAAAAGCAGATGATGGAACAGAATATCCAAGTTTCGTTAGCTCAGAAGGAACTCAGGCTAGAGGACGCTATTATGATTCGGTCTATTAGAAATATTAAGATGGCTAATCAGATGCTTATCCTTAGAAGGACTAAGTACCAGAAAGATCAGCAAGCTCAAGCACAGCAGGCTTCAGAACAAAACGCTATGCTACAGCAGCAGTCAGCACAACAAGCTTCACAGCTTAAGCAGCAGGAGTTGCAGACTGAGATGCAAATCGAGCAAGCTAAAGCTCAGGCTAAAGTTCAGGCAGATATGCAGCTTAAACAGTTGGAGTATCAGCTTAAAGAGCAGTTCGAGCAATCACAGCACGAAAGAAGACTTAGAGAGATAGAGCTATCCAACCTTGGTAAGGAAGGTCAGGCATCTATTCAGGGGTCTGTAAGAAAAGAAGTTCAACAACAGTCTGCTATGAATCAGTCTCAAATGATAGAGCAAAGGCAAGGTAAAAGAGGCCCTCTAGGCCAGGAAAAACAGGAAGTAGAGGAATAATATTGCGATTACAAATAAAATCGTTATATTTGCGAAATAACAAGTAAATTAAATTAACATGGATATAAGAGAACAATTAGTACAGAAATTTGGGGGAGAGGTTCAAAACGAACAGCCCCAACAAAATATTGTTGACTTGACTGGTGATGAAAACCAAGCAGTTGAGGCAACAGAGAATACAACTCAGGAAGAACCTGGTGTTGTAGACTTAACAGGAGAGAGTTCTTTAAATACTGAGGAACCCAATGTTGACGAACCTCAAGGTAGTCAGCAGGAAGAGGGAAAGGAAATCAATGATGACGAAGCCGTCTTACAATACCTTAGCGAGAAGCTTGGGCGAGACCTTTCATCATTTGATGATCTTAACACCCCTGTATCTGAAACAGAAAGTAGTGACTTCGCTAGCGAGCAGCTTCGAGTTATTAATGAGTATGTTAAAAACACAGGGCGTACAGTTCAAGATTACCTAAACACTCAATCTGTTGATTTGTCTGACGTGTCTGACGACGCTGTAATAAAGGAGTATCTACGTGTAGAGAATCCAAATTTGACTGAAGCTGAGTTAAATGATTATGTTACAGCCACTTACAAAACAGACTCTGAAGAGTATACTGCGAGAGATGTTAACGCTGGTAAGGTTCAGCTTAATAAGGACGCTAGAGCTGCTAGGGACTATTTTAACAAAGTGAAAGAGGATTACGCTACACCTTTAGAGTCTAGCGATCCTGGAGTATCTGCTGAAGATAGAGCTGAGTGGATCAGTCAAATGGAGTCTACGGTTAGTGACTTAGAAGGGTTATCCTTTTCTATGAACGATCAAGGCGAAGAGTATGTTTACAATCTAGACGACGATGCTCGTCAGGAGATTAAAACGTACAACTCTGATCTAGAAAACTTTTTCGACAAGTATGTAGACCAAAGCGGTAGCTGGGACTTTGATAAACTTAATACGGATATGTACATCCTGAATAACATCGACAAGATTGTTAGGGGAGTTGCTAATCAGTATAGGAGCAAAGGAACAGAAAGCGTAATTAATGAGATTAAGAACCCGTCGTTTACGCAAGATAAGCAGGCGACGAATCAGAAGCAAGAGTCAACTCTCGATATGTTAAGAAGACAAATTCTTGGTTAAAAATTAATTATTTATTTTAAAAACATAAAAAAATGGCAACAGTAAATATCGCTACAGGAATGCAGGCAACCCCTTCATCCTCAGCAGTTGCAACAACATCAAACTACGTTTCTTCAGCAGACTTAATCGCTTCTGGAGATACTACAGCAGCTTTTCATAAGCGTGACGTTGATGAGCAACTAGTAAAACGATACGGTAATCAAGGGATTACTGGACTTATGGAACTTTTAGGTTCTAAAAAAGAAACAACAGCAAATACTTTCGAGCACTACGAAGAGACTTTTCTTCATAACACTTTAACAGGTGCTATTGACACTGGTGTACTTACGGTAGACCCTACTGATACTGATGGAGGAAACTCTGCTACAGATAAGCAATCAGCAGTTCGTAAAGGTGACTTGTTATTAGGTAATTCAGGTGCTATGTACTACGTTGCAGTAGCTACTGACGGAGACACTTACACGCTTAAAGATGTTGCTGACGGTACTTTAGCTGCCGCAGGAGATACAGAATTTGCTATTGTAGGTAACGCTTACGCAGAGCAAACTGATCAAGGTGTAGGATTAACTCCTAAAGTTCACCACTACTCTAACAAGTGTCAAATCATTAAAGAGTCGTTTGTAGTTTCAGGTTCTGAAGCAACTAACGCTGTTTATGTAAAGGTTAACTCTCCTGAGTCTGGAACTGGTTACCTATGGTACTTGCAAGGTGAGGCTGATACTTACCAAAGATTCCAAGATTATGCTGAGTTAGCAATGATTGTAGGTGAATCTGCAGTAGGTTTAGATCAAGGTGCTGCTGCAGACTCTGCTGATGGTTCAGTTACAACCACAGAAGGTCTTTTGAAGTTTATTGAAAACAAAGGTCAGTCTATGGATCTTGGATCTTCTGCAATTACAATGGCTGATTTTGACGCTGCTATTAAGTCTTTGGACAAATATAGAGGTGCAAAAGAAATGGCTCTTTACGCAGGTATTGATCTTTCTTTAGATATTGACGACCTATTAGCTTCTCAAGGTGCTTACGCAGCAGGTGGGGCTAACTACGGTACTTTCGCTAACAACAAAGATATGGCGTTGAACCTAGGATTTAACTCTTTCTCTCGTGGTGGTTACACTTTCCACAAGAAGACTTACGACCTATTCAACCGTCCTGACTTGTTAGGTGCTGCTTCATTTAAGTACAATGGATTCGGTATGTGTATTCCTATGGACTCTCAGCGTGATGCTAAGTCTGGTGAGAAGATTCCTTCGCTTCGTATGAGATACAAAGCAGCTAACGGATACTCTCGTGAAATGGAGCACTGGTTAACAGGTGGTGCAGTTCTACAAAACAAAACTAACGGTTTAGATGAGTTGAAGTGCAACTATCGTACTGAGCGTGGTTTTGAAGGGTTTGCTCCTAACCGTTTCTTATTGTTCAAGAAATCATAATTATTAATATATAAAGACATAAGAAAATGGAAAAGTTTTTAAATATAGTTGTTACAAATGAGCAATCTCAACTTGTATCTGTTAAAGATATTATTTTAGTTGAGCAAGCTAGTGTAACCACAACTACAATAACTTATCATGGAGGTAAAGTTGTTACACTAACACACTCTACTGTTGGTTCAGGAAATGAAACTATGCGTGATGAAGTTGAAACAAACATAGTAAATGCTTTAGCTACTACTTGGGATAGAGTTGCGATTGACTACACACCGTCTCTTGCTGTATCTGGAATAGCTGTAGCTTAGTAACTAGAAATAGTTAATTATATTACTGGAGGGGAGCAATCCCCTCCTTTTATAACTTTAATTTAATTTTAGACAATTATCATGACAACGAAAACAAAAAGGAAGGCTGTAACGCCTCCAACAAGTGCTAAGGTAGAAGCTAAAGCTCCCTTAACAGAAAAGAAGTTTGTACCTCAGTTTACAAACAAACAACAAGAGTATAAGCCAACAGTATATAGATTAGTTACTAAGGCTAAAAAAAGAAACGGTATGCCTCAATACCCTGTAGTATCTCTACTAAAGGCTGAGGATATTATATTTGATCCAGAAGCTGGTGAGAATAGAAAAATTAGATACGTTCCTGGAGAGACTTCTATATTTGCAGACGAACAACCAGAAGGCGTTAGAATGAGAGAGCCTATATCTTTTAATAATGGCTTTCTTTTTGTAGATCACACAAACCCTACACTTAAAAGATACTTAGACACTTGCAACGCTAACGGAAGTAATCCACATAGGATTAAATCTAAAAGTGTAGTATTTAACATTAAAGATGATAAGAAATCTGCACAAGACAAAATAGCTCAGGTATCCGATACTATGGATGCTGTACAAGCTGCTCTTAAAATGCCTTTAAATGAGCTTATAGGGTACGCTAAGGTGTTAGGTGTTAATACTAGCAAAAGTGTAGATGAGATTCGTTGGGACATGAAGGTTCAAGCTGAAAAAAACCCTAAGTCTTTCTTGGCAGGTATGAACGACCCACGAACAGAGATGAAGCAACTATTGCTTATGGCTCAAGAGTCAAGTATTATTTCTATGAAGAAAACAGGGATTACTTGGGTGTCTTCAGGAAACACTATTTGTGTACCTGCAATTGGAGTTAAACCTATCGACAGGATGGTAGACTTCTGCTCTGACGGAGAAGGAGAACAGATCTATGCTGAAATAGAGAGGAGACTTCAAGCTCTTAATGGATAATGACTTAATGTAATATATGTAATTAAAGGGGGCTTTGTGCTCCCTTTTTTTTTATATACCGATTTATTTTGTATTTTT